ATTGAAAGTGAGCCTGACCCAAAAAACGCGAAAGTCGAGTAAGTGACGAGGAGTTATTTACTCGACTTTTATATTACGGCCTTGCCCACCTCAATCTGTCACTGGATGAGGTGGGGCTAATGCCGTTTGGGTTGCTCCTGGACTTGTGGGAATGCCATAAGCAGTATAACGGCATTTCCAAAGCCAAGCGTGAGGTATTCATTGATGATGTTATCCCGGACGGAATCTAAGAGAGGGGGAGTGAATTTAAATGTCAGATAATCTGGGTTTGAAAATCGGCATTGAAGGCGAAAAGGAATTTAAAAAATCACTGGCCGAGATAAACTCCACCTTTAAGGTTCTCGGTTCGGAAATGAAGCTGGTCTCATCACAGTTTAGCGAAAACAACAAGTCCATTGAAGCCCTCTCCGCACGGAACACAGTGCTGAATAAAGAAATTGACACGCAGAAGAAGAAAATTGACACCCTGCGCTCCGCCCTACAAAATGCCTCTGAATCCTTCGGGGAGAACGACCGCCGCACACAGAACTGGCAGATACAGCTGAACAACGCACAGGCCGCTCTCATTGGTATGGAGCGCGAGGCGTCCAATAACAAGAAAGCCATTGACGCACTGAGTAACGGAACAGCGGACGCCGCAGACAACATGGGGGACTTCTCGGACACTGTGGAGGACAGTGGTGACAGCAGTGAGGAGTTTAAAAAGACTCTCGCAGACATCGACCAGTCCTTCAAAGTCCTTGGCTCCGAGATGAAGCTGGTTGCTTCGCAGTACGACAAAAACGACCAGTCTGTGGAGGCACTCACCGCCCGTAACGATGTGCTGAACAAGCAGATCGACACGCAGAAGCAGAAGATTGACACCCTGCGCTCCGCCCTACAGAACTCCGCCGAAACTTACGGTGAGAACGACCAGCGGACGAAGGAATGGCAGGTACAGCTCAATAATGCGGAAGCCGCCTTGAACGGCATGGAGAAGGAACTTTCCAAAAATGAGAAAGCTCTCGACTCTACGAGTGATGAAATGGAGGATGCCGGGGACGCTACAGAAGATTTCGCGGATGAGCTGGACAATGCCGCCGACACAGCGGACAACGCAGGCGGCAGGCTTGAAAAGTTAGGTTCTATCGCAAAGGGCATCGGTGTGGCACTTGCGGCAGCGGTAGCGGCGATTGGCGCGGCTGTCATGGGTGCGGCAGGCAAAATAAACGACTGTGTCAATGTGTATGCAGACTTTGAGGACTCCATGCTGCAGGTGAGCGCCACAATGGGCATCACCGCAGAGGAGATAGCAAACGGCAGCGAGTCATACAAGAAGCTGGAACAGGCTGCAAAGGACGCTGGTTCCACGACCCGTTACTCAGCATCACAAGCCGGTGAGGCGTTGAATTACCTCGCCCTTGCCGGGTATGACGCGGATAAGGCTGTAGAAACTCTGCCAAAGGTACTCAACCTTGCGGCAGCCGGCAATATGGAGCTTGCCACTACGTCCGACCTTGTAACGGATGCAATGTCCGCCCTTGGAATGGAAACAGAGGAGTTGGACACCTTCGTTGACCAGATGGCAAAGACCTCGCAGAAGTCGAACACCAGTGTTCAGCAGTTGGGTGAAGGACTTCTCGTCTGCGCGGGTACGGCAACGTCCACAGGGCAGGAGCTTACCGTTTTGAACACATCCCTTGGTGTACTTGCCGACAACGGCATCAAGGGGGCAGAGGGCGGCACACATCTTCGTAATGTTATGTTGTCTCTGTCCGCACCAACCGATAAAGCGGCTGAGCAACTTGGCGCACTTGGCGTTGCGGTGTATGACGCTGAGGGTAATATGCGCCAGATAAACGACATCGTGGGCGACCTTGACGCCAGTCTGTCAAGTCTGTCGCAGGACGAAAGGACTAACGCCCTCAACAACATTTTCAACAAAACAGATTTGAACGCCGTTAATGCCCTCCTTGCGTCCACCAGCGGGCGTTTTGATGAACTTTCCGGGCAAATAGACAACTGTTCCGGGGCTGCCGCTGAAATGGCGGGTACAATGGAGTCGGGGCTTGCAGGTACTGCCCGTTCGTTTGAGTCTGCCATGGAAGGAATGCAGATTGAAGTCGGCTCAATATTCGCGGATTTTAAGCAGACGCTGATGTCCGACTCCACCGACATCATCCGTTCCTTCACACAGAACCTGCAGGCGGCAGGCGGTGACTGGGGCAAAATTGGCGAGGCAATCGGGCAGGCTCTTTCCGACATCATTATGATGATGGGAGAATACCTGCCAAATATTGTTGACACAGCAATGACAATAATCCAGACACTGAGCGATGCCCTGCTGGACAATTCGGATATGCTTGTCGATACGGCGGCATCTGTTATTGGGACGCTCCTTGACGGCGTTGTGACGGCGCTCCCCGCATTGCTGCAGGTCGCACTGTCCATCGGCATGACAATTTTGGAGGGCATTATTGAGGCTCTCCCCAGCCTCATGGAGGCGGCGATACAGATTGTCGTCACGTTGGCACAGGGCATCGCGGAGGCAGTGCCCACGCTCATCCCGCAGATTGTCCTTGTGATCACACAAATCGTACAGACCCTGATAGATAATCTTCCGCTTATCCTTGATGCGGCTTTACAGCTTATTACGGGGCTGGCGCAGGGACTGCTGGACGCTATTCCCGTGCTGATAGAAGCCCTGCCGGACATCATCACCGGGATTGTGGATTTCCTCATAGAAGCCATCCCGCAAATTATTGACGCGGGCATACAGCTTCTGACTTCCATTGTATCCGCCCTGCCCGAGATTATCGACGCAGTAGTCGTGGCAATTCCGCAAATCATCAATGGTTTGGTTACCGCGCTTATTGCGGGTCTGCCGCAGATCATCGATGCGGGCATACAGCTTTTAACGGCTCTTGTGCAGGCATTGCCGGAAATCCTCACTGTGGTTGTGGCGGCAATCCCCCAAATCGTGACGGGGCTGCTTGACGCAATTATTGAGAGCTTGCCACAGATTATTGATGCTGGAGTACAGCTGCTCACATCTTTGGTACAGAATTTGCCGGTAATCATTGAAAATATTCTTCTCGCTATCCCCGAAATTATCACCGGTCTAACTACGGCTCTTGTGGACAACATTCCAACGATTATAGAAACGGGAGTACAGCTACTGGTTTCGCTTGTGCAGGCGTTGCCGGAAATCATTACGGCAGTGGTTGGGGCGATCCCGCAAATCATCAGCGGCTTAGTCACCGCCCTCACCAACAGCATACCACAAATCATCAGCGCGGGCGTACAGCTTTTGACCTCGTTGATAAAAAACCTCCCGTCCATCATCTCAACGATTGTAAAAGCAATGCCGCAGATTATCAAAGGCATTGTATCCGCTCTCAAATCGGGCATAAGCGCGATTGTGAATGTGGGTAAATCTCTTGTGCAGGGGTTATGGGACGGCATCAAATCCCTTGCCTCTTGGCTGTGGGATAAGGTCAGCGGCTGGATTTCAGGTATTTGGGACGGAATCCTTGACTTTTTCGGAATCCACTCCCCCTCAAAGGAAATGGCATGGGTTGGCGAGATGCTTGTGAGAGGCCTCGCCGTATCCATTGATGAGAACGGCGATGAGGCGGTTTCCGCTGCGGAGGGAATGGCAAGCAACATAAATGATGTGTTTAACGGACTTGCCGATGACATGAACTCCGCTCTGCCAAACAGCTTTGATTTTACCATGAACACAGACTCTGCGGTATCCGCCGCTGAGTCAATGGCAAACGACATTAACAGGGTGTTTAATGGGCTTGCTTCGGACATGGCATCGGCTTTGCCGACCAGCTTTGACGTTGATATGAACGCCACTATATCCGGGGCGGTTGTGCGCAGTGCTCCGCAGGCGGTATCGGGTCCGTTGGTATCTGTACAGCAAATGATTGTACGTTCCGAGGACGATATACGAAAAGTCTCACAGGGCTTGTACGACTTGCTTCAAACAGGTTCCCGTGCGCAGGGAAGATACTCAATGGCATAAGGAGGTGCGCCTATGGGCTTTACCTATAATGATATACACTCAAAAGATATGGGGCTGAAAGCGTGGCTCACTTCCTGGCAAGTGTGCGGCGATCTTAGAAATTTTACCACAACAATCCCCGGCAAGTACGGTGTTACAGACTTTGGTGCTGACCTCGATTACCGTGAGATTTCGGTTTCCTGCAACATCTTCCCGCATAAAAACTTTACAAGTCTGGTAAAAAACCTTGATGATATTTCAGCCTGGCTCGACCCTACGAGCCTGCACCAGCTTATATTTGATGAAGTGCCCGACAGGTACTTCATGGCAAGACTGAATGCCAAGGTGGACTGTGAACGGATGCTTCGTTTTGCGGGAAGATTCGATTTGAAATTCTTCTGCCCCGACCCCTTCGGATATGCGGTAGAGGACGAGACCTTCAGCATTGAAGAGACAGGCCGTCCCCACACCGTGACAAGGCTTAAGGGCAATGTTGAGTCGCTCCCACTTTATGTGGTGCGCGGTGTTTCAACGTCTAACAGCGAGAGCCACATAAGCATCAACGTTAACGGAACTGTGATCTCGCTTCTAAACGCTGTTCTCGCTGACGGAGAAGCTCTGATGATCGACACCGATAAAATGACAGCTTGGGTAGAGGACGCAAACGGGAATACGCTCCGTAACGCTCTGCCCTATATGGAAGAGATAGGATTCCCGGTTTTAAGACCAGGGGACAATACAGTATCGGTTACCGTGCATAACGCCGTCTTTACAAGCCTGGATATCCGGGCAAGAAGCAGATGGAGGTGATCCTATGGCGCTAAAAGCTCTTTTAAGCAAACAGTCGGATTTTACAGGGGAGTTCCCTGCGGAAAAGGCAAAATCGGGGCTATGGCGTTTTAACGAAGCAGAACCGGACAGCAGCACGTCTCTCCGTGATTCCTCTGGCTGCAAAAGAAATTTTATTGTTAAAAACTGGACGGGAACGACAGCGGCATTGCGGGAGGGAATCAAAGGTAATTTTTTGAGCTTTAATACAAACGCGCCCGCCACAGAAAAAACGCATCTGCAAGCTGTCAATGACGGTTCTTTCTTTGAGAACATAGGAAAGCGCGTCATCGTAGGCGGCTGGATCAGGCCGACAACGTACTCTATCGGTAATCTGTACTGCCCGATTTTTAACACCAGACAGGGACCCGGACAGCCAATCCTATATCTTTCTCTGTATATGGGCAAGCCGCGTTTAATGCTGTACAATGAATCCGGCTCTTTGATCTTGGATGAGTCGTTTGCACCGGGGTTTTCTATGGCGCATAACCGCTGGTACTTCATTGCCGCTGCGATTGAGCCGGAAAACAAAAAAGCGTGGCTGTGCCTTTGTGACAGAGTAAATGGGACTGTGAGCGTATCTGAGGCCCTGGACATCACGGGGGCATTGAACCGCTCCTGTAAAGCGGACATCATTATGGGGATGCATGCCGAATCCTACTGGTATGCGGGTGGCATTGACGACTGGTTTTTAGATATGGATTCCGATTTAACGATTGACGACCTTGCCAGCTATTTCAGAAAGGCATGTCTCGCCAATGGTGGTGATTCTTCCAGTAATGTCGATGCTCTGTCGGTGTCGGGCAGCGTCTCGCTGAAAGCTGTACTCGGGAAATACCCGGCGGAAGGCGTCCTCTGCACGATCCCGGTAGGCTGTAACATCACCGGCATGGGCAGGGTGTCTGTTGCAAGCGAATACACATCGGGTGTAACTGCGGTCAGCATGATCGAGACATCGACCAGCGACGATCTGATCGAGTGGAGCGACTGGGCGGCAGTCCCGGCAGACGGTAAGCTCATGTCACCCGGCAGAGAGTATATCCGTTTCCGGGTTACCATGACTACGACCGACACATCCAAAACTCCGGTTCTGACAGATATTCGACTATACGATATTCCAAAAGCGCCCTATGAGCGTATCGGCTATGCCCGCCCTGTGGTGCTGGACAGCAGCGGAGCATGGGAGGCTGTACTTGAAAACGCGTATGACGTCATTGTAGTGGGTGAGGTCAACGGAGAAGATACGCTGACTTTCAGCATTCCCTACCATGACGGCAAACGGCAATTTCTTGAAAATGAAAAAAGCATCCAGATTGTGGACGATATTTATAAAATTCGCACGATTGATGACACAAAGGACAATGATGGCAGCAGTATCACAAAGGTGTACGCGGAGGCGGAGTTTTACGATTTAGCTTTCGCGGCTAAAAAAGAAGAGCGGGCATTTGACGCGGCGCTGCCCGAAGTACCGATGGCATATGCACTGAAAGATACGGGCTGGTCGGTTGGGACGGTTTCCGTCAGGACTTATCGCACCTGGACGAGCAAAGAGAACAACCCTCTGTCAATCCTCCGCAATGTGGCCGACCTGCACGGCGGCGATCTGGTATTCGACTGCCCAAATCATATGGTACATCTGCTGACTGTCAGCGGAAAGGACAGCGGTGCGCTCTTTGCATATCGGAAAAACATGAAAAGCATTCAGCGAGTGAAAGATACCCGAAGTCTTGTAACAAGGCTGTATGCTGTCGGTGCTGACGGCCTGACCTTTGCCAGCATTAACAACGGCAAACCGTATTTAGAAGATTTTACTTACTCCAACGATGTACGAGTTTCAACGCTGGACTGCTCATCCTTTACAAATCCATATCAGATGCGGGAATACACAGCCATGAGATTGGCGCAGTACAGCAAGCCGTCTGTGTCCTATGTATTGAGCGCGATGGATTTATCCGTTCTGACGGGCTACGAGCATGAGGCGTGGGAGTTGGGCGACTATGTGCGGGTAGAGGATAAGGAACTGGGTTTATCGGCTACAGTGCGGATTATCCGCAGAGAGTACAATTTGCAGGAGCCATGGAACACGATTCTCGAATTATCGACTACACTGAAAAACCTCGGCAATTCGGCAAGCCAATGGGATAACGCCGCCGAAGCCGGGGGCGGGACCGACGCAGACCTTAGAGATATGGTCCCATTCAACCACCTGCGCAATTCCAGAGCAGATGACGGCTTGGCTTACTGGATCAGCTCCGGCTTTAAAGCAGTCGGAGGGGCTGGCGTCAGCGGAACGGCATCTTTTAGGGCAGACGGTGTGGAGGGCAGAACGCTGAGCCTGTCGCAGACTGTGTATCCGTCCAGCCGTTCCAGCTATACCGTTTCCGCGCAGATAGCCTCGGAGAATTTGAAAAAGCTGTCGGAAGATTCCCAGGTAGGCATTGAGATAGTTTTTGAATACGAGGATGGAACGACCGAATCAAGATTTATCGATCTGTATTGATGGGGGTGATGATAATGCCTGCTTTTTCTAAGACTGCGCAGAAAATAGGACCCGAGGCGACATTCGGAAAACTGAAATCTATCACTGTGCGAATTTACATCAACAACTGCACAGGTACGCTCTATGTTACCGACATTCTTTTGCAGGGAGGCTCGGTTGCTACGGGTTGGGTTGGACATCCGTGTGAAATCCGGTGGTCTTTAGATGGCTGATTTTACAAGATTCTCTAAAACTGTGGATAATCCGCAGGAACGCCGCGTGGTGAGTATTACAGTTTCGCCCACCATTGCAGATTGTTCCGGCAGAATATGGTTTACCGACCTCTGCCTGCAAGAGGGACCCGTATTGAGCGGGTATCATCCACACACAGAAATATTTTTGAAAAAGTATCGGGAAAACGGCGAAATCAAGCCGCCCGTTTGGTTTAACGGGGTAGTGCGCTCGAAGGAAACGGTTGTGCTGTTCAATCTCGGAAAGACGTCTGCTCCGTTAGATATACACATTTACCCGAAAGATGATATGGCGGCGGGCAGTATCGCGCTTTGCCAGGGTGCTGGCGGTCAGAAGGTGTGTTTTCCTAACCCTATAGAGCGTGACGCAGACCTTGCGCTGCTTGCCGAAGCAAGAGAGTGTACAAAGAACGGTGAGCCGGAGAAAAAGGAAGGCTTCTATCAGTACAGCGCCGCATGGGATTCCAAACATACGGTTGCGCTGGAAAGCGGAAAATCAGCAAGAGTGCTGTTCTCTATGCAGGAGATGGAGGACTACATCATGCCAAGGATACCCGCCGATTCAGAGATTGACCCGCCTGACCCGCCCGATCCACCCGATCCGCCGGAGCCTGTAAAGGCAGGCTTCGTCTTCCCATTCCCCGAGGAGGGGGATTCGTTCACGCTCGGAAAAATAGAATAGGAGGTGCCGCATGGCTTTTTCAAGCGGCTTTTTTGACGCCAAAGACAGAGACAGAGTATACACCGCAGAGGATTTTACAAGCTATCTGTCCAGCCTAATATGCAACGGCGTTCTGGACACATACGGCCAATGCTTCAAGATAACTGCCCACAATGATCTGACGGTTACGGTTGGCACGGGCAAGGCTTGGCTTGACGGAC